GATTTAGACGACGAGGGCAATGATCTCGGCACGACCACAAAGGCAGTTAAATCCTCGATCCTTACAAAGAAGGCGCTCGTCGCACTCCAGGAAGCAATGAATCGGATTGAAACTCTCGAAGCGAAGGTTGCCGCATTAGAAGCTGGGTAAAAACCCTACATTTCAGCCCCGTGACATCGCGGGGCTGCTCGTTTACACTCACCCTCGTAACCTTTTTTGATCATGGCCACCACTTTCACCTGGGCCGTTAATACGCTTGATCGGGAGCTTTCCGATGGTTACGTCAGCACTGTTCACTACACCGTGAATGCTGCAGACGACACCTATTCTTCTGGAGCGTATGGCTCTGTCGGTCTGGAGCGTCCAGAGACTCTAATTCCGTATGCCGACTTGACTGAATCACAGGTCATTGAATGGGTGAAGACCGCTCTTGGTGGTGACGAAAAAGTCACTGAAATTGAAGCTGCGCTCCAAAAGCAGCTTGACGAGCAACGCACACCAACTAAAGGTTCTGGAACTCCTTGGGTAAATGCAGAGGCCTGATCCAATGATTCCTTCTAAGCCTGGTGCGGAGGACGTCCAAGCGATGTCTAACCGTCAGGCTTGGCTTGAGGAGTTGTTCTATCTAGATGGCCGTGATTTAGTGAGCCATCCGCAGCATGGTCTATTTACTGGATTGGCACAAAAGTACCAATCCTTACAATCAACTGACGGCTACTGATGGCTAAGTCACTGACCGGCAACGTTTTTGTTGTCGGTCGCCCCAAAAAAACAAGGCAAGGCAACGGCCAGCATTCAAAGCCTTCTCACGGTCGAAAAAAGTATCGCGGGCAGGGCAAGTAGGCTGTTGTCGTTATAGTGGGCTGAGGAGGTGGATCATGGCCGTCAACCCTGGCTCTTACTCATTTGTCTTGCAGAGAGGTGCAGACTGGAGTGTTTTGCTGCAGTTCAAGGACAGCAACGACGATGCGGTTGACTTAAGTGGAGCGACAGTTGCCGCGCAGGCTTGGAATCAGCCAGGAACCAAAAAATACGCTGATTTTGGCATTGCATATACCAATCGCTCTAACGGGCAGACAACGATCAGTCTGACGAGCGCTCAGACGGCCACTTTCCCTGACAAGGCGTATTACGACGTGCTTGTCACAACAGCTGGAGGAATCAAAGAATATTACTTAGAAGGCGTTATTACCGTTGACGAGTCTTACACAAGATGACATCCGTAAACGTAACGACTCAAAAGAACACGGTCACTGTCTCGACCAGCGGCCAGCTGACGACAGTTACGGCAACAACAGCAGGGCCACAAGGTCCTCCGGGCGATTTTGAACTAGACCAAGCGTCTAAAGTAGATGGAAGCCTTATTTACTACGATGCAACCGCAGCTAGTTTTAAGGCTAACGCTGTCAACACGACATCAACGCTCACAGACGGGGGAAATTTTTAGACCCCGCAAGCATCACCCCCGCATTTTGAGCCATGACCATCAGGATCAAGCGACGCAGTTCTGGATCGAGCGCAGGCGCTCCTTCCACTCTTGAACAGGCTGAATTAGCCTATAACGAAAGTGATGCCGGCAATGGCATACTTTATATCGGCATCGGCACTGGCGGTTCTGGTGGTTCTGCTAGTTCGATTGTCGCGATTGGCGGTGATGGTGCGTATTGCACACTGAGTGGCACGCAGACCATTTCAGGTGCAAAAACCTTTAGCGGCA